AGGGGTGAGGAGTTTGTTGTGGAGGATTCGGGACACTGCAGTTTCGGAGACACCTGCCTTTTTTGCGATTTTTCGTTGAAGACCTCTTCTACAGCCACAAGACGAAGTGTTGCCTGAGACCAAATTGTCTCTAGGTAGGGACTTGACTTGACCACACAAATCGCAATAGCAGTCCCAGTAGGTTGTGCCTTTCCGGTTCTGGTTCCGATAGGAGGAGAGTTCAATGACAATGAGGTGACCGAAGGATTCTCCAACAATGGAGTAGTCTACTTTTCTAGGCATAACAGGAGGGGAGAGTTTGTGACATGCAAGGGAGTCCCCCTGACCACAGGGTCAAGGGGCGCATGAAGGAAGAAAACACTACGTCTAGGTTGCAGTCTATTGAGAGGCAACAATATTTATGACCACAACTGGTGAGACGTAAGGCCGGTAGAACTCCAATGCTTGAAACAGCACTCCGTTGCAGCCGACTTGGGCAAAGAATAGCAACAGCGTGTAAAAAACGCGACACCTTTTTTGTGGTGACCGGAGTGTTTAGTAAAATTTTCAGTAAAACGTGTCCGCAGGATAGTTGTGACCGGAGGTAGGGGACTGTGACCGGACGGGGGGAGGAAATGGTGGAGAGGATGATGGGTTTGAGAAGGGTGTAAGTTTGGAGTCACCTTTACCACTTGTCACCAGCCATAATTTAGATTAGAGTTTGATTTTCAATTTACTGGGGTTCTTATGGATGTGAAGGAATACTATGACCGTGTAGCGGTTCGTTATGACTCGGATACGAAAAGTCCTTTGATGGTTGCAGAGGATCGTGCTCTGTTTGAGTTCTTGGATGTGAAGGTTGGGGATGTTGTGTTGGATGCTGGTTGTGGGACGGGTCTATTTTTGGATTCACTGAGACCAGATTCGGTTGATGAAATTGAATACACAGGTTATGACTTTTCTGGAGGAATGCTGGAGGAGTTTCGTAAGAAGTGGCCTGATTTCTATGTGAAGGAGATGTCCTTTTTGGACTCCCATGTTGAATTTGAGGAGGAGTTTGGATTGGTAGTGTCGCTCTATGGTTGTTTGAACTGTCTCCAGAATCTTGCAGAGTTGAAGATTGCGATTGAGAACCTGTGGATGTCTGTGGCCCCTGGTGGCAGGATGGTGCTTGTTCCCTACGGAAACAATTCTCCTGAAAAACGCGACACCAGTGTCCACAATATTTTCTCAGATCAATTGGATGGCTACGAAATCCTGAATCCACCTCCCCGTTTTTGGAAATACGCACTGGAGAATCTACCGGAGTTGAAGTCCTCGACAGTGATCCCCTTCAGTGAACAGGTTCCCCTTTCCTTGAGAAATCCAAATCCTACTGAGGAGGAATGTTATCAAGAGATAACGGATCGTTTGGAATACAGAATTCGACAGAAAGGTTACGAACACCCGTTTGGGCCTAATACTGTTTTTGACTTCCTATTGTGTAGTGCTATTAAAGAGGAATAGAGATGCCTAGAACGAATACAGGAAGAAATGTGTTGGATGAGGCCATTCAAAGAATGGTCGTTTTGTACGAAGAAGGACACCGCATTGTCGTATCCTTTTCAACAGGAAAGGACTCTACGGCCCTTCTGGAGGTTTGTATCATGGCAGCATCAATGACAGGGCGACTTCCTGTGGATGTTGTGATGAGAGATGAAGAATTGATGTTCCCTGGAACCTATGAGTTTGCAGAAAGAGTGGCAGAACGTCCTGAAGTCAACATGAAGTGGCTTGTTGCAAACAACCCTGTAGTCAACGCATACGATAGGGCCAACCCCTATTTCTGGGTCATGGATCCCTTGTTGAGTGAAGATGAATGGATGAGAAAGCCTCCGGATTGGGCCACACACATTACTCACCAGAGTATTGATGAAATGACTCATCCAGATCGGTTCCCTCCAGAAGAAGGTAAGAAACTTTATGCTGCTATCGGACTTCGTACTGATGAGTCGAGACATCGTTTATACGGACTCTTTACTTCTGGGGGTTACATTACTCGACCTAATCGTTATAAGGTTGCGAATGTGAGGCCAATCTATGATTGGACACATAAGGATGTCTGGAAGTTTATCAAGGAATTTAATCTGGATTACAATCGGGCCTATGATGTGATGATGCGAAATCGCATTCCGTTACCTATTATGAGAATTGGGCCTCCGACCATGAATCCCTATGGAATTGAAACTCTTCGGATGGCAGAACAAGCTTGGCCTCAGTGGTTTGACAAGGCCTGTACTAGAATAAAAGGGTTACGAACAGGAGTAAAATTCGGCATACACGCATTGACACCAACGAGGAAGTATGGTGAAACATGGGAACAATGTTTTCATAGGACTTGTATAGATGATGCTCCAGCATGGATCTCAGAGCGCTCTCAACGTGCAAAAGAGGTCTATATGCGGAGACACGCAAAACATGCGTCTACTCCGTTCCCTGAAGTTCATCCTTGTATGAGTTGTACAGGTAATACAGCCTCTTGGAAGAAATTGACATTATCTATGTATAATGGAGACCCGATTTCTTCAAAGGTGTCGTTTTTGTCTTTGGTGGAGCCTGAGTTCTTTAGGCCTGGGGCAGGGAAGTGGCTAGGTAAGCCATCCTTTTAATCACTTATTGAGAGTTATTCATGGCAATTGCTGAATTTGAGAAGCAAAATACTACTCCGCAAGAAACTCAACAAAGAGTTACTGAGAAGGTAAAGAAGAAGGGGCGTAAGACGGTCGAGAAGAAGAATCAGGCCTTGACTACATTGGAAGTTACTTACGTCCCAATCGACAAGATCATTCCAAATGAATGGAATCCGAATCGACAGAGTGACCACGACTTTGAGTTGTTGTTGAAATCCATGTCGGAGGACGGGTTTTGTGTTGCAGCCCACACTCCTATTCTTTGTGCAGATTTAAAATGGAGACCTGCAGGAGAATTGTCACCAGGAGATAAGATTATAGCATTTGATCGAGATGCTTCTCCTTTGAATGAGAACGGCAAACATCAGCGAAGATTTAAAACAACAACGGTCACTTCTAATGGTATTTTTGAGGATGATCTCTATGAGGTTTTAGTAGAAGGGGGTCACAGTGTTTTATGTAATGCTGAACATCCTTGGTTGTGTTCAAGAAAATACGGCCCAGTAGAGGATCGTTTCAATGGGGAATGGGTAAAGACTTCTGAATTAACGAATAATGATTATGTATTCAAGATTTTGGATACATGGGAAACGATTGAAAACTATAGTTCGGGTTGGCTTGCAGGATTTCTGGATGGAGAAGGGTGTTTGTCCTTGGAAAAAACTCACAATGGAAGCCATTATCCGGTTGCTAGACTTTCTGTTACACAGAAGCCAAGTAAAACTGCAGATAAAATGGTGAAGGAAGTATTGGGAAGGTGTCCAGAAGCAGAAGTTAGTGTTTGGGAGCATGTGGATCAACCAAATTGGCAAGATAATGTCCGTGTTCGTGTGAATAGAATGGGCAGCATCATGAAGTTAATTGGTTCTGTTCAACCTCAAAGGCTGATTGACAATGCTGGTTATTTTTGGGAGGGACGCTCTATTATTCCTAAGAATGGTGCTGCAAAAAGAGTTGTATCGGTAAACCATGTTGGCAAAGGGAAGTTGGCATCTCTTGGAACAGAGTCCAGAACTTATATAGCTTCTGGGTTTGCAATGCATAACACGCAACCTGTGGTTACCATTCGTACAGAAAAAGGAATTAAGATTGTTGATGGAGAACACCGTTGGAGAGCAGCCTCTGTTTTGGGGTTTGAAGAAATTCCGGTTGTGATTACTCCGATGACAGAGGAACAAGCAAAAATTGCAACTTTACGACACAATCGGGCCAGAGGTTCTGAGGACATTGAACTAACTGCAGAGTTGTTGAGGGATCTAGAAAAGGTTGGGGCCTTGGATTGGGCACAGGATTCCTTGATGTTGGATGACACTGAACTGAACAAACTATTGGAAGATATTCCTGCACCAGAGGCCCTTGCGGGTGAGGATTGGTCAGAAGCGTGGGAACCTTCCAATGACAGGGAAGTGGCAGATGATGGGGATGTGGCAGTAACTACAGAAACGAGAGAAATTGAGTCCAGTGGTGGTGGAACGGTATCAGCAGCATCTTCCTTGGCAGCAGTGGAGCGACAGCGAGAGCGAGAACGGCAACTGGCAGAAGCAAAAACTGCAGAGGAGCGACAGGCCCTACGGAAGGATCATGATATCTTTAGATTATACCTAACCTTTACTGGAGATGAGGCCGTTGTTGTAAAGAAAGTCCTTGGGAATAGGGCTGCAGAAAGAGTTATTGAAATGTGTAAGTTGGCCTACGAAGAGTTGGAGGACTCTGAAAAGTAGGAAAAACTCAAACAGGAGTTTGAATGAATACGACAGGTAAGAATATACCTAAAGTAACGCCTGACATGTTGGGTAGGATTAAATTACGTTATGAGGTAGGGGAGAGAGTAGAGGACATTGCTAGGGACTTTGATATGCACCCTTCTAATGTTCGTCATCATGCAAAGAAAAACTCATGGATTAGAGGATCCAGGAAGTCTGAAATTGTTGAACAGGCAGAACAGGCCCAAAGACAACTTGTCATTGCAGACAAAGTAGAGAGATCCGTTCAAGAGACAGAGAAATTTCTGCAGGATGCAGAAAGAATCAGGATGATGGTTCTTCAGTTTCATGGAAGAATGCTGAAAAATCGTGATCCTGAAACAAAGGAGTTAATATTGGAAAAAGAGGAGGCTGAACTGGTATTTCAGTATTTGAAATGCTGTAAAATCTCAATGGAAACCATGTCATTGGCCTATATGGGGAAACGCAAGGCTCTTGGTATGGAAGACAGTTTGAGGGAAGATGCTACGATTCTTCCGTGGGAGGATTAGTAGATGCCTCTTACTGATGCGCAAAAGACAATTTCTAGATCTAACTCACGTTTTAAGGTGGTGGCAGCAGGTAGACGTTTTGGGAAGGCCTTGTCTGTAGATACTCCTGTTCTGACGGATTCTGGGTTTAAGAGGATGTTGGATGTTTCTATTGGGGATAAGGTCTTTTCTCCAGATGGTAATCTGGTATCTGTTTTAAATACAAGTGAAGTTCTTGTAGAAAGGACTGTTTATAGAATTTTATTTTCTGACGGATCAGTGATTGATTGTGATGAGGATCATGAATGGTTTGTAGAAAGCAAGAAGTTTCGTAAACAGTATGCAAGAGGTTCAAATGTAGATTCTATAAAAAGGATTTACACAACAAGGGAGATGGTAGAGGAAGGTGTAAGGATAAAGAGAAGTGATGGAAAATTTGAGTCTAATTTTTCTATACCGAATACCGAACCTCTTCAAATGGATGAGAAAGATTTCTTATTTGATCCCTATTCTCTGGGATATTGGTTAGGGGATGGAAATTCTGATAGTCCTCGGTTGACGATTGGCAGTGATGATGAAATAGAAGTTATTTCAAATTTTGCATATCCGATCTGGAAGACAAAAAGTCCATTGTTATGGAGTTTTGGAGCAAAAGGAAGAAAGAGGACTTCTGATCATGGACGTTTCAAGAAAATCCTTTCGGATTTGGGAGTTTTGAATAATAAGCACATTCCAGAAGAATATTTTTTTGGATCTTTCTATCAAAGGCTTTCCTTAGTTCAAGGATTGATGGACAGCGATGGGAGTGTTTCAAAGAAAGGACATTGTGAGTTCACTTCAACCAATAAGGAATTGGCAAGTGGGTTTTACAGAATAATTTCTACCTTAGGAATCAAGTCCACGATTTTAGAAGGAGATGCACTTTTAAATGGGGGGTTTGTATCAAAAAAATACAGAGTGTGTTTTTCTACAGATGTTCCAGTATTTAGATTGACTAGAAAGTTAAGGCGACTTTTTCAACACAAAAGAAAGAAGGACATTTACAGGAGGTTTATTGTTTCAATTGAAAGAATTGATTCTGTTCCTGTGAAATGCATTGAAGTGGATTCTGAGGATCATCTCTATTTGGCTGGGGAGTCTTTGATTCCAACTCATAATAGCTACTTGTCGATGTCTCAGATGGCACGTTCTGCAAGATTTCCATATTCCCAGGTCTGGTATGTTACCACTACCTACTCGGCTGCAAAGAACATCATGTGGTCTGTGCTCAAGGAAAGGTTGCAACGACTTGGATGGGCCAAACGATTTCATGAGGTAGCACTACAGGCCACTCTGGTCAATGGATCAGTGATCTCTCTCAAGGGTGCAAATAATCCTGACAGTTTACGAGGAATTGGACTAGATTATCTTGTGTTGGACGAAGCGGCCTATTTGGAAGAAAGGGTTTGGACAGAAGTATTGCGTCCAACTCTCTCAGACAAAGTAGGTGGGGCCTTATTTATTTCATCGCCTTCTGGTCGAAATTGGTTTTATGATCTATGGGAGGACGGACAAGACCCAGATGAAGACGATTGGGAATCATGGCAATTCACTACCTTGGAGGGAGGAAATGTACCACCAGAGGAAGTTGAAGCTGCGAGGAGAAACTTGGATGCAAGAACCTTTGAGCAGGAATATGAGGCCAGATTCGTCACCTACACAGGATTGGTTTACTATGGATTCGATCATTCAGAGTCTGTCGTGGATCGTGGTTATGAGCCTAATCAGCCTGTGTATATTGGGATGGATTTCAATATTGATCCGATGACTGCGACAGTTTTTCAGATGGATGAGAATGATGGCACATTGTTCATTATTGATGAGATTGAGATTTTTGGTTCCAACACTGATGAGATGGCAGAGGAGATTCTGACAAGATATCCTGAGGATGCCATTACTATTTACCCTGATCCGGCCTGTGTTCAAACAAGAACATCTGCAGGAGGAAGAACGGATCTGTCTATCCTTCAATCCTATGGTTTTAAATGCAAATTCAGAAGGAAACATCCGCTGATTCGGGATAGAATCAATGCTGTCAATTCTCGACTTTGCAGTGCAGATGGTAATCGTTATTTGTTTGTTCACAAGAAGTGTAAACGGACGATTCACGCTCTAGAGAGACACTCTTACAAGAAAGGTACAAACCTTCCAGAAAAGGGTGGTGAAGGCGATTTATCTCACATTACAGATTCAGTAGGTTATCTTGTGGAGTATATGTATCCTGTAAATCGACAGGAAATTGAAGTAGCGCCTATTTTTGGAGTTTGAGATGTATTATTACAATCCAATGAACCATTCCTCAAATCCGAGGTATGATTCGGAACACCCGCAGTATCGGGAGTATTTGGATTTGTGGAACAAATGCAGGGATTGTTATCGTGGTGAGGAAGCAGTAAAGAATGCAAATCAAAGATATCTTCCTTACTTATCTATGCAGGATTCTGGGGATTATTATAGCTATAAGAATAGAGCTATTTTTCTCAATGTATTGCGCAGAACCGTGCATGGATTAGTGGGGGCTTCTCTTCGGAAAAGTCCAATTATTAAAGTTCCTTCAAAGATGGAATCCTATTTAGAAAATATTGATCTAAATGGCATGTCCTTCATGGAACTTCTGCAGTCGTTGATGACAGAATTGCTAATTGCAGGTCGTGTAAATGTTGTAGTGGATCGGGATGAGGATTCCAGAACTTACTTGACATACTATTCTGCAGAATCAGGTATCAATTGGAGGATGGATAAAAACGTCCCGATCATGGCCTGTTTTGTAGAACAGGTAAATACGACAGATGATGGCTTTTCTCATTCAATGGATACACAGTATCGTATTTATGATTTTGATGAGAATGGCAACCTCCGTGTCCGTGTTGCAATGGAATTGGATAAGAAGAACGGAGAGGAACGGGACTATGAGGATGATGCTGAATTTGAGATTGTCTATAACACGAATCCAACAGTTCGTGGAGAAGGAATGCAGGAGTTCCCTGTTTTTTGCTTCAATGCTGCCGGAATGGGCCTTGATAATCTCTGTCCTCCTCCTCTCTTGGATTTAGCAAATGTTTCTCTTTCTCATTATAGAACTTCTGCAGACTTGGAGAATGGTCGCCATTTCACTGCTCTACCGCAACCTTGGATTACTGGCATGGATCCAGACGAGGCCCGTAACGGCCTGCATATTGGCGGCAACACTGCATGGATTATTTCTAATGAGAACGCACGTTTAGGATACCTTGAATTCAATGGAACTGGATTGGGTTCTCTGGAAAATGCATTGCGTGAAAAAGAAGCGATGATGGCAGTGGTTGGTGCAAGATTGCTGGACTCCAAGAAGGGAGTAGAGAGTGCAGAGACCTCAAGGATTCGGCAAAATATTGAAACTTCTGTTCTATCTCATATTGTAGTCACTCTTCAAAATGGTCTGAAGAAGGTTCTTCAGTACATGGCCCGTTGGGAAGGATTCAATGAAAAGGACGTTCATCTTGAACTGAATATGGATTTCATTGATGTTCGGATTCCCCACCAAGAGATTATTTCTCTTGTACAGGCATACCAAATGGGTGGCATCTCAATGGATACTCTTCTCTATAATTTGAAACATGGCGAAGTGATTCCAGATGATGTCAGTATTGAAGATGAACGAGAAAAAATTGAGATGGATCATGGCCCCAAAACTACTGCAGAGCAGGACAGAAGCGTTGTACTCCAAGAAAGTGAGTCCGAACAATTTAGAAAATCCCTCTCTCCTTCAGGACGAGGCGACTGATCTAATTCTGGATCATCACATTTCTTGCATTAAGTATTCTTATCGTGTTGCTGATCAGATTGTTTCGTTTCTGGAAGGATTCCAGAATGAATTGGTCAATGACATCTTGTTGGATTCTCATGGCAATCGTTTTGAATCAGACATTACAAGGATGGATCTCTTTGCAGAGAGAACTCATGTAAAGTTGCATCAATTGCGAAGTCGTTTTGAGAATTATTTTGAGGAAGTGATCTCTATTTGGGAGAGGAAGGAAATTGATTTTCTTCGTAGTGCTTTCCAGTATAGTGGCGATTACCCTTCATATTCTACTCCTTCTCTTTTAGGGGTTCCGTATGAAGAGGTTCTGCATTTGAATCTCCACACTATGCGTTCAGAAATCAGTTCAAACTATCGTACTGCCTTGGTATATGGTCAAGGAGACACCTATCTTCTTGAAAAGTTTAGAGGAACTCGTTCTCTGAATTACAAGGACAGCATCTTTGGATTATTTCAAAGTCGTTTTACTACGATTTTTAGAACAGCATTTCTGGAGCAATTAAATAAGATCCGTTTGTCGTTCTATGCACTACTTCCACAGAGGTTTATCAATTTTTCAATGGTGTCTCCATTTCCTTCAGACAAACAAGTATCCTTGTATTCCTTGCAGGATTACTCATTGGTTTCAGGAAGTGAAAAGTTTACAGGGCCATTGGAGAATTACAATTCTTCAAGAACACCTGTTCCTATTCTGGACAAGAAGAGTTTTGATGTAAAGAACCTACGTTCCTGGTTTGGTGCAACTCCTGAGAGTTATCAACAGGAAGTATTAGGCAAAAAGCGTTTTCTTCTCTGGAAGAAAGGGACAATCTCCAAATCTCAGATCTTTAATTTTAAACACTCATCATGAAGAAGAATGGAAGAAAAAACATTTTATGCAAAGGTGCAAAAGAAGGACACTCAACTCTATGATGTAGAAATCCTTGCACCCTCCTTGTTTGAGGCCCGTAGAAAAGCATTGTCTTCAATGGATTTGTTATTACGGGACAAGGATCGGGTTTCTCTTACCCACAATGACATCTCCTATTCATTTCTTGGTTTTCGTACAGAACATTATGTTCCTGCAAAGGGTAAGGATTCTTTCCCATTAGGAGGAGTGATGCTATCTGAAAACTATGCAATGGATGAGGAGGGAGATGTCTGGGTTAGACTTCCTGAAAAAAAGGACTGAATTTGATGCAATTCGTGAGGCCATTTCTTTATTACATAAAGTGATGGGAAGCGGGTGTGGTTTGAGAAGTTATGATACAGTTGAACAAGCAGAAAAAGTATTGTACTATCTGAATTCACTGTTGATTTACGATGGATCAAGCCAGAGTTTTTATGGGGCCTGTATTATTCGTGATACAGATGTAAATGTCTTTACTTACCACTCTCCAATGAGTGATGAGGAAGAGGCAAAAATGTTTGAAAGGAGTCGATTAGAATGGAACAAGAAACTTCAGCAAGAGATGGCGCAGAAGCGATGGAATCAACGGAAGCAGTTCAGCAAAAAGTCGAAGTACCGAAAGTAGATCTCGGTTCAACAGATACGTTTACAAGAGGGCAAGTTGAGGAGATTGTTGCAAAGGCCTTGGAATCAGAAATCACTGGTTTGAAAAGCAACAATATTGCACTGAAAGAAGAGAAGAAGAAGGCTCAGGAACGTGCAAAGGAATTTCAGGATTTTATTTCTCAGATTGGAGGACAGGACAATTTAAATGAATTGTTATCTCTGAAGAATAAAATTGAGAAGGATGAAGAATTACGTTTGTTCACAAGTGGGGATCGTGAAAAGTACAATGAGCGTATTCTAAATCGTGCAAGACAGGATCATGCAAATCAATTGAAGCGTCTCAATGAAGAGTTGGAATCTTGGAAAAACGAGGCCTCCACTGCAAAGAGTCGCTATCAGCAAAGAGAGATTGAGAAGTCCATTATGGATGGATGTGCAGATTCTGGTGTAAACCCAAGATTGTATCGTGCAATGTCTGCACAGGTTCGGGATGAGATTGTCTTTGATGAAGAGACAGGGAAGGTTCTGGTTCGGGATGGCGAAGGAATCCGTTATGGTTCCAATGGGCAACCAATGGAAGTGAGAGAACTGATAGACATGATGCGTGAGGATCAGCCAGAGTTATTCCTTCAGTCAACAGGAAGTGGGGCGCAAGGTTCTGGGGCATTCAGACGATCAACCACTGGAGTTTCTGCAGAAGAAATGCGGAATTTACCAATGGATCAATACAAGCGTCTTCGTGAACAAGGCGTTATTCGATGATATATAGTGATATTTCGTTACGGACTCTGCAGGAGCAGGGATATTTGCCAAAACAAGTTCACATTGGGCCTTCCAGTGTGGATTTAACTCTCTCCAACTCTTTTTGTGTCATGGACTCTCCGAATGAGGATGATGTTCTGGATGCATTGGATGAGCAAAACTTTCATTATTGGGTTGAGGACACAATTGTTCTTGCTCCTATGGAGTTTGTATTGGCTTCAACCAATGAAGAGATTGGAGTTCCTGTAGATTGTGCTGCTTATGTAGAAGGTCGTTCTTCAGTTGGAAGAATGGGTGTTCAGGTACAGAATGCAGGATTTATTGATGCAGGATTCCGTGGTCAAATTACTTTGGAGTTGCAGAATCAATCGAAATTTCCAATTCGTCTCTCTTCAGGGATGAGGATTTGTCAATTGGTCTATGTTCAGATGACGACTCCAAGTAGTTCTCCTTACAATGGGAAGTATCAATTCCAAAAAGGAGCGACAGAATCCCGTTTGTATCAGGATTTGGTGGGAGAAGTGATTGTATAAAAAAGTGGTTGACACTAGAGAATACAGTCACTAGACTCCCAATAATCCTATCCCAGAGGGAAAAAGTTTACTAAAATGTCTTGCGCAGGAGCGCCTCTCTGTATCTGTTTTTTCAGGGGCCTCCTCTCTTTTCTGACGGAGCGATCCCCAAATTGTGATCCCTTCATTGGAAAGGAAAGTCATGTCGGTAACTTCTACCAATTTTTCAGGTAATCAAAATACCTTCCTTACTCCCGATGTCATTGCACGGGAAGCCCTCCTTATTCTTGAAGACAACATTGTTGCACCACAGGTAATGAATACCTCCGCTACTGCAGATTTTGCAGGAGCAAGAGTTGGTGACACTGTTCGTATCCGAAGACCTGCCTTCTTTGGTGTGGATGACTACTCCCGTGGTTCAAACTCTGGGGACATCCGAATCCAGAATGCTGTTGAAAACAGTATTGATCTGAAGATTGAGAAGCAGTTTGACGTTTCTTTTGAAGTTTCTTCAAAGGAATTGTCCATGAGTGTTGATGAGTTCAATGAGCGAATGTTGCGACCTGCGATGTCTGCCATTGCACAGAAGATTGACACCTATGCGCTTACCAAGCTAAAAGGTCTTGGCGGATTCCTTGGCCCATCAGATTCTGGTGCTCCTGCAGGATTGACTGCTCCAAACACTCTTGGTGAAGTGGCAGCAATTGTAGAAAAGATGAATATTCAGCGAATCCCAATGACCGGACGCAAGTTCATCGTTTCTCCTGTAATGCAGAGTGCATTGTATGGAATTACTGAGTTTGTCCGTGCAGACATCCGTGGTGCTGCAACTTCTCCTGTAGAAGAAGCCTCTCTTGGGCGTTTCATGGGTCTGGACACCATGATGTCTCAGAATCTTCCAACTCACACAGTTGGTACTATCCTGAGTACAGCAAATGCAGATGTTGCTTGTGCAGTTGTTAATGATCAGACAGAAGGTACATCTTCTTTGACCATTGATGCAGGTTCCCTATCTGGAACAGTTGCTGCTGGTGATACCGTAAGTATTCTGTATGTAGATGGAGTGACACGGGATCATGTGATTACTGCTGCTGCGACTGCTGCTGCAAATGCGGTTGCTATTACAATCAACCCAGGTCTCTACGGCATTGATGCTGCTGCAGTAAATGGTGGGACTCCTGTTGTAGTTGTAGATGATGCGACTGCTACAATTCGTGGCGTTTCTGGTTCAGAAGACGTTACTACTGTTGGTGCTGCATTCCATCCTGATGCGTTCCAGTTGGTATTCGTACCACAACCCAATCCGATGGGGCCAGGAACCAATTCTGCAACTGTGAACTACAAGGGCATGTCTCTACGAGTTCTTCAGAGCTACGACCACCTCAAGAAGCGAGATCTAATCTCTGTGGATTGTCTGGTTGGTGCGGCTGCAGTGGATGGGCGACTTGGTGTACGCGTTCCTTCTGTGAATGGATAATATTTTTGACCTCTCCTTCGGGAGGGGTCTTATTCATTAAATAAGGAGCGAGTATGCAGTATGTCATTATGTATGATGGAGACAATACGGTTAAGGTTTCCCCTAGAGAAGTTGAAAGGTTCAAGAGTCTTGGACTGACAATGGAAAAGAAGGTTGCTGCACCTGCTGTCAAGAAAGAAGAAGAAACAGTCACAAAGAAAACAGAATCCACGGTAAAATCAGGGACTAAGTAATGGCCTTGGACGCTACACTCAAAGGAACCTCTTCCAATTCGTATGTTACGGTTGCAGAGGCCAATGCATATTTTGCTGATCGTTTGGGTGCTAGTGCGTGGAATTCTCTGAGTGATGAGATTCTCAATGTGAGTAGTGCGACCATTAGTGCGACTTACAGTACCTTGGATGATGTGACAGAGATCACGATTAGTGGAATTGTTGCGCCATCCGTAGGACTTGCTGCAGGAGAGGAGATTCAAGTTACCACAGATGTGGTAGGTGCAAATGGAGTTCAGTACATTACCAGAGTTCCTTCGACTACCTCCCTTCAGTATGTAGTTTCTGGAAATCAATCTGCAGTATCAGCTATTTCGTATTTGGATCGTTCTGGAGTAGGAGACAAGGCCAGTTCGTTGATTATGGCAACCCGCTATTTGGATCAATTGATCTTCCGTGGAGAACCTACGACAACCAATCAGGCCTTATCCTTCCCCAGAAGATTCCTTCCTGATCCTGATGCAGCATCCAGTTATGTTGCCTTGGAATTGAGATTGCGTTCTGATTATTATGACCAGGACACGATTCCAGACAGAGTGAAGTTTGCAACCTATGAGTTGGCCTTCCGTTTATTGAGTGATACTGAATTGTTGGGTGACCCAGGAGTTCGTGCGTATCAAAGTGTAGAGATAGATGGAGTCCTCAAGGTGGTATTCAACTCTAATACGCTATCCCGACCATTGGATCGGAATGTGATGAACTACATAGGCCCACTATTGGAGACAGGAAGCGGAATTGGCGCAAAGTTGAGGAGATAGAATGCCATTCAATGATGATATGGTTCAACTGGTTCTCAAGGTATTCGACAATTCTTTGATCTCTGGGATTACAGTAAGCATTGATGGTGTTTACAAGAACGTAACCACAGGGGCCTACAATCCTGCTACAGGAGCTTTAACCAGAACGGTTACTGAAATACCAGTGAAGTTGATTAAGAAGAATGATGCAGGTTTGGTGAAGGCAGGAGACAATGCAATCGGTTCCTTGTTGGATTCAAGATCTTCTGGAGAAGGTTCGGACTACTTGGAGTTCCTGATTGCACCGATTAGCGGAGTGATTCCTTCGCAGGGAATTGATGATGAACTGGTTATTTCCAATAAGACTTACAAGGTGATGAGTGTACGTTCACGAGATTTGGGGCCTAATCGACTTGTCTACGAAATCAAGGCAATTGGATAATGGCAGTAATTCGGAAGAGAGCCACTTCTGGAGGTGGTTTAAACGTAAACTTTCAAAAAGTAGCAGATGCAATCCGTAAGGATATGCAAGCGCATATGTCAGATGCAGTTCGGGAAGGGTTCCGTGAGATTGTTGCAGGGACTCCCAGAGATACTGGATATGCACAGAGTAACTGGAAGATTTTATTTGCAAATGTGAAAGTATCAGCATTACCTCCTAAGGACAAAAGTCAGCAATATCCTGGGGTGGATGAGGTAATGGCAAGAGAAGAGTTGAAGTTTCAATTTATTCGGAAGGATGGATTCAACACAGGGTTTCGTTTTAACAATGAAACTCCCTACATTTACGAATTGGAAAGGGGCCATAAGCCAAATCGGGGATTTGTTCAAAGGGGCATGACAAGAATGAAGATTGAGTTGGAAAAGACCATGAAAAAACGAACAAAGGTAAAATAGGTGACTAATCAAGAAATGGAGATCATGAGCTATCTCAATACCAATTGGGATCTGTCTCCTGCAGATACACCTCCGATTTCATGGGCAAATTCCAACGTAGTCATCAACTATGATGCGAATCAGGATTATCTGGTTCCAACAATTGTTACGCTGGCAACTCAAATTCTTGAGGTTCCTTCAAACTGCGGAGCAGTGAGAACGGATTATAGTTTTGGCCTAAACTTTCTCTTGGTAGAGAACACAGGCATGAGTGCAGCGAAAACTTATGTGGACAAGTTGAGGGACATCTTTCATAAGAAAGACATCACAACCTCTTCGTACACATATCACTTTTCTGCTTTGGAAGTGACACAGGGTTTCAGTTCAGGAGCACATTTTGAGCTTCCCGTGTCCGTGTTGTTTTTTACTTATTCTACCTAATAAGGAGAAGTCATGGCGAATAATGCAGGGAATCTCCCTAGTACCCTGAACCGCAGTCGATCCTCGATTGTCTTTCTGAATGCAGAAACTACAGCAGGAACGATTGCTACTCACCCTACAACTTTGACTCGTTTTGGTCTAACCACTCCTCCTGTCATTGGACAGGCTGGGAACTACACTGATACTTCAGAGATTGGCCCAGAACTCATTAGTGTGGATCGTGTACTCAACTACATGGATTACTCCACATTTGATTTTGAGTACTATGCAAAGCCTGGTGGTCGTGGAAGTTCAACTCCAATTGATTTAACTCCAAATGCAACTCTGACCCTAACGGCTGGTGCTCTCAGTGGTGGACTGTATCCAATTACTGTTGGAGATCTGCTAACTGACCCAGGAATTATTCTGAATGATGGTGATACGATTTCTGTAACCTACTCTGGAGTAACTACAGAGCACATTGTCACCACTTCTACTGCTGCTGGATACACTTTCACTTTTTCATCAAGAACACAGATGAATGTGGTTGGAAATCTAAGTGCAGTTAGCAAAGTTGGTGCTATTGTAGAAGCAGAAGAAGGAGGGATTCTTTACAGAACTCTTGGTGGTAGAAAGTATTTAAGCTCTGGAGATGGTGGATATGCTCAAGGAGCAAGCAATACAACCAATGTTACTTCTGCAAATGCTACAGCGATTCAGTACTTTTTGGCAAACTCTGTAAATACATTTACAGTAACCTCTCGCCAGTTTACAGATCAAGCTGTTCAGATGTACACAGCAACTGGAGCATTGCCTACCTCTTGGAGTGTTTCTCTTGCAAAGGATGGCCCAGTAACCTTTACGACAGGGTTCCAAGCCAATCGTGTTTTCTACACAGGAACTGCTCAACTAGACAATGCTGGGCCAATTACATTGGCTTCTGGTGCAGATACTACAGTAACCGTTACTTATCCACTTCGTGCTGCAAATGATACTGCTGCTGTTGCAGAGGACATTGCATTCTATCAGTCCTTGTCTGCAAAGGGATCTCTTGTAAAAGTTCGTGATTCTGCTGGTGCAGAGCAAGGGCCTTTTGAAGTAGTCGCAATTAGTGGTGCTACCGTCACTCTGGATACAGATGATACCAATTCAAATGGAGCAACAGGTTCAGGAGTACAGCTTCCTGCTGGAGATACATTCCTGATTCCTTACACTCCAGAACCTTGTCCAGACACAGCGAGTTTACTTGATCAGAAGAGCGTTCAGGCGTACATGGCAGATCAAATGACTGGTTCAGGGTTATCTCCTGATGGGGCAACCTTTGATGATTTGTTCCATGTAGACAATGCCCTTGATGTGACGGCTGTTAGCTTTGATTTTGATCGAAGTGTAACGACTCCTGGTTTGACTGAAATGACAGGGGAAGAGTTCCCTCCTGCCAGTTATGTTATCAATGAGCCAACCATTACAGGTTCGATTACCTTGCTGCTACGTCCAAAGGACTTTCAATTGATGAACTCTATTCGTGCAGTTCCGCATCGTGCAATTGGAGTGGAAATTGGTACAACAGCAGGTAGTCGAATCCAGATTGCTGCACCTTCTTGTTTCTTGGAAGTTCCCACTCCAGGGGATGCAGATGGCGCAACTCAGATTGATATTCCTTTCACAGTAGTGCGAGGGGCTGAGTGCGAGGATGCAGATAAGTTCTTGGTTCGCTACTTCTGATACGAATGGCCCCTTCGGGGGCCTATCAAAGGAATGTTATGAAATTCAATTATGAGTTAAAGATCAATAATCGTGATGCAGTATTGAAGATGGTTGCTCCTTCGATGTCTTCTGTATTGGATTATTTTACGTTGGATGGCCCATCTAGAGATACAGAGTATCTGAAGAGAAAAGTGAACTGGACAAATCCTGTATCTGAGATTGTTGATCGTTTGAATGAAATGCATTTTTGTCAGATTGTCTCTTCTTCCGAAGAAGGTGATCCGCCAAAGCCAAGTTTTACTGCTTCCTATGGGGCATCATGGGGTTCCAATTCTTCAAAGAAGAAGAAAAAGGACGAAGATCCTGTGGTGGAGGAAACAGAAGAGTCGGAGGACTAGGAAGCTTCCTCAAGGTGGCCCCAGCCTTGTGTCCTCCTCGGATTCAATTGGGGCATCAACACTAATCATTATGGGGTAAACCAATGGCATTTGTACCTAGCAAACTATCTGATTCTTTCCGCATTCAATGCCCAGGCGCAGAGATGGATCCTGAACTTCAGGATGTCTATTTCACAATGAAGCCTCTGACACGTCATGAAATTTCTGCTCTCTATGAGAAGAGAATCAAAAACAACAAGGGTGTCTCCAAATTTATGGAGGATCAGTGGGTAAAGACTTGTGTCAACTGGGAGAATGTTACGGATGACAAAGGGAAGCCAATTGATTGTACAGAAGAGACAAAGAGAGAGTGGTTCCGCAATGCGGCCCTGCAACCTCTGATTGAAGAGCTTCTTGCACAGTTGGAAACCAAGTCCCGTGAGCAGTTGGGGATTCAGGAAAAAAACTAGAAGAACTTCTTGAGTTCCAGACAGGAGCAGCAGAGTGGTTAGGTTCATCAGCAACACATGGAATTACAGAGGGGTTACCCTTCAAACCAGAGTGGTGTTGTCGGAATGCTGATATTTGGGATTCAGAGGACGAAGGGCCTCCCTGCGATATCTGTCCCATGCAGAATTATGAACCGGATGAGTTCAATGTCTTCTGTTTGGAACGCTGGAAGTATCTAGACATTTTTGGAAGAGACCGTGCATTTTCAGAGATGCCCCTGAGAGAAGAAGCGATAGATGTTCATCTCAAGCGGTATCATGCAAATACACAGGATATTTACGAGACAGTCTGTAAGATAGAGTTGAAACTCTTCTCAGATCGTCAAGAGAAAGACAAAAAGAAAAAGGAGGCAGAAGAGCGTAAGAGAAAAGCAGAGTCCAAGTCCAAGACACCAGGGCCAAACAAGGCAATGGTTCCTCGCAGAACAGCAAATTTGAGATAGGTGAGAAATGGCATCATACACCGCTTTAATGAATATCCAAGTAGATAGTCAACAAGCGCAGTTGGGGATCAACAACCTCAATAAAAAACTCACCTATCTGTCCCGATCCTCCCGTCTGACGAACAAGTCCTTGCTGCAAATGCAGCAGACCTTCCTCCGTATTGAAAACACCATCAACCAAGCGACAGGCAACACAGCATCCTTCAATGCAAAGATGCAACAAGCAATGAATGTCATCAAGAAGTTGCGTGGTGAGGTGAGTTCTCTTCGATCTGAAGTTACTAAACTAAATGATAAATTAAAAGGAACACAAGGGCCTTTAGATAAAAGTAGAACTTTGTTTGAGCGTTTAGCGTTAGCTATACAAAAAAATCAATATTTTGCATCATTGGCAGTAAGCGCATTTGCAGGATTTATATCTCAGAATTTAATAACAGGAATTATTCGTCTTACTGATGAATACACATTGATGCAAAACAAAATTAGAACAGTTACTCCTACACTAGAAGGTGCAAAATCTTCAATGGAAGCTGTTTATCGGATTGCTCAAGATACTCGTCAGCCGCTTTCAATTGTGGCAAATATGTTTTCTAGAATTGGTCGAAATTCTAAAGAATTAAGAGAAAATCTTGCTGGGTTGACAGATGTAGTTGGAACAGTATCTAAGGCATTTCAGATTGGTGGTGCAACCATAGAAGAATCCAGAAATGCAATGGTTCAGTTTTCTCAAGCACTGGCTTCAGGAAGACTGCAAGGAGATGAACTTCGATCCATTCTGGAACTTGCTCCTGTATTGGCAACAAGCATTTCAAAGTCTATTGGAATTACTACTGGTTCTTTAAGAAAGCTGGCTTCTGAAGGGCTAATTACAACAGAGGTTTTGATTAAGGCATTGTTTGAATCTGGAAAGGCAATTAGAGAAGACTTTCAAAAAATGATGCCTACAGTTGAGCAATCAGTTGAGACAGTAAAAAATTCTTTTACTAGACTGATAGGAGAAAATGAAAAATTTAAAGCTGCAAACAATGCGCTCTCTTTGTCATTGCGAGATTTTTCAAGAGCATTGGAAGAACAAGGTGGAATTGCAGATCAACTTGGAAGTGTTTATTTAGGTCTCGCACGGAACATTGACGCAATTGCTGCTGCATTAGTTGGACTTACTACTGCAATAGCAGGATTGGCAATTCTTGGAATTGGCGCAATAGCAGCAGCAAATCCTATTGTTGCAACAGCTTTTGCAATAACGGCATTAGTATCTGGAATTGGTGCTTATATTGGGATAACGAAGTCTGCAGAGGAGAGAACAAAGAATTTAGCAAAAGAAATTAATAGGCTTTCTTCTGTCTCAGATCAAGATATTTCTAAAATGTCTGAAAAAGATTCTCAGAAAAGGCTTTCTGATATTATGAAGGCTCAGTCTGAGACAGTTGACCTGGTAAGGAAAGAGCAGTCTTTAATTGAAGAAATAAATCAAGAATTACAAAAAGGTGAAAGGGAGATAGAAAAGCAAAGAAGCCTTGGATCAAGTGAAGTTTATATTGAACATATGAGAAGAGTTCAAGCATTGGAGAATGCAGAGCTTTTAAATGAAAAGGAAATGCATGAATTGCGATTAAAGGATTTTGAAAAATACTTAGAAGAACTAAACCGACTTTATGATGAGCAGATTAAAATAGAAGAAGGCAAGGCCTTAGAGTTAATGCTTGCTCGTACTAGAGCAGCAGAAATGCAGAAGAGGCTTTTAAAAGAACAGGAAAGAGATGAACAGATTTCATATTTTGGAGCATTTGGAAGTGGAGCCTCAGAAAACCAACTAAAGGACATTCAGTTTGCAAATAAGGCTGCACAAGATTTAAGAAAGACATTATCCGATTTGCAGATGTCTACATTAGATACTGCATTTGTTGGGAAACTTTCTGTTAAAACTTTATTTGGAGGAACAGATCCAGCGGCTGCAGTAGAAAATCTTAAAAGTAAAATAACAGAGTTTATCCAAATAACAGAAACAGATCCTGCTGGAGGTATTGTCAAATTCTTTACAAAGTACATGGGTGAGGAGGGCAAGAAGCAAATAGAAGAGATATCTACTAAGTTAAAAGAGCAGCCATATCTTGCAAAAGGTATTAAAGAAGGAATGGTTACTGTTTGGCAGGAAGCTCTAGCAAATTACGAAATCTATAAGTCTGAAAGAGATGCTGGAGAAAATAGATTTATTGCACTAAAGAAAAGGGATCTTCAATTTGAAGCAAAAGAACAACAGGCTCTTTTCAATGTTGAAAAACGTCATTTAGATTATCTTTTAGATGAAAGCACTACAATTCATGATGCGGATGTTCGTGCTGTTACAAAACAAACTAATTTAAGATATGCACAAATATTGATTGAGTTGGAAAGCAAAGAGATTAGTGCAGATAGGGCAAAAGAACTTACATCTGAGTTAAATGCATTAAATAAAATAAATACGGCCCTTGCAAAACAAGCTCTTCGTGCAAAAGCAGTTAACCAGATTCTTCAGAATCGTGAAGAAATAAGAGTAGGACAGTCCACTCAGAACGTAACTGCAGAGACAGGTGGATTTGAAGAATATGGCGGGACTCAAAGCTACAATATGATTGGTTCAGCATTACGAGACATTGACATTCAGTACAAGGTTCAGCTTGATACAATTAAAGCAATTTATGGGGTTTCTTCCAAAGAAAGCATTGAGTTGAGAACTCAAGAAGGAATACTGAAGAATATCAATAGAGAAAAGAAAATATCAGAAGTTTCAGATTCAGTTAGATTGGATACTGCAAGAGAGATGGCAAGTAATGAAGTTCTTGGTAGAGAAATAGAATTGCAGGAGCAGGGTATCAATGCATCAGATATCAAAATAAAATTAATGGAAGAAGAAAAGAAGCTAGCATTGGATTCACTTGAATTTCTAGGAGAGGAAGGTGATGAGTTAAGAAGAAATCTTGGGCTTATGTATGATCAGAGAATTGAAGGAGAAAAACTGAACAATATTAGAGAAGCTCTCTTAGCAACAAAAAATGAACGAGCAATAGGAAATGCTGTTATTGATGGAATTAGCGCATTGATTAGTGGCGATTTTTACAAGTCTATTTGGAATAGCCTCTCTTCTGGTGCAACTAACCTTGTACAATCTATTCAGAATATCAATTGGGAGACATTTGGAGAAGATTTTGCTAATAAAATCAAAAATATAGATTGGAAAGGGATTGCTTTAGATTTTGGCAATTTCTTCAAAAGTGCTAGTGGATTACTTGAAGCAGTAGCTACTGTTGGGGGACAAAGTGGTCAAAGGGCATTAAATATTGCAAAAGCAGGTGCTCAAGGATTTGCAGCAGGAGGCCCAATTGGAGGAGCAGTAGCAGCACTAGGTGCAGCAATCATGTCTAATGAAAAGTTCCAGCAAGCCCTTTCTAGACTATTTGATGCATTGTTTAAATTGATTGATCCATTCTTGGATCTTCTTGGGCCTGTGATAGATATCTTTACAGCGTTTCTTGAAAACAATCCAATCATGACAGCAGTCAATGCATTGAAACCTTTATTGGAAGGACTGAGTAATGCAATTGGAGCATTGGCTGCAGTAATTAAGAATTTAGACTTGAGTGGAGATAATTTTCTAACAAATATTCCTGTCATTGGCCCAGCTATCAAATATATGGCTGATGGTAGTATGGCAAAAGATATTGAAAGTGCTTTTGATAAAACATTTTTATCTGGGTTTGGAGGAAGAGGAGGAAT